CTCCGCTCCTCTTGCGAGGAGAGAAGGGGCGGGGTGGGGGGGTATGCCCGGTCAGGGGGAGTGTGGGTCCACTATCCGGATCCCGTCAGCGCTTCAGTAGGATGGCCGGAACCCTAGGGGTCCCATTGGCTCCTACTGTGGCTAAGGCGCAGGATCCTGGGTTAACTGCGTAACCCGAACCTCCCACATCCACCATGGACAAAGTACAAGCTTACTATATTAAGACCAAGCAACTTCTCGCTGCTCGGAAACGACGACGTTCTCGTTCGTCGCGCGGTATGCTTTACCGCCTTAATCGGTGGGCTCACCTTGTCCATATGGTTAGGTGGGTTCGCGAGAATTTCTTTTCTCGTTCTGGGTGTACTCTGGACCTGGTAGCAGGGTTTCTTGAGAAACTGGGTCGGATTTGGGTGACCCGGGGGACGGCTAGTGCCATCTCCTGGTGTGTGGAGGGACGTCGTTCCCTCCTCCGGGCCCTGTCTGATCCGGAATCTCCAGAGTCTCAAAGAAGGCTTGCCCGCCTTGCGAGGGAGTACCGCCTCCCCCTCAAAAGAACAGACCTGCTTAAGGTGTCGAAGAGTCATCTTCGGCTTTACCTTACAGCTCTAACTATTCTGAGGGGGGAGCACCTCCCTCTCAACGTGGACCTGAGGCCGATCAGGGATCCCTCCCGGATTCTGGAAGGGATTCTGGATAAGCTTCAGGCCCATGTCAGCGGGTTCTGGAGAGAGCTTAGAAAACTCTCTCGAGATGCCAGGCTACCAGGCTGGTGGCAGTCGTATCACTTCACGACTAAGAAGGGGCCCTCCAGGGGTAATGCTATGATGGAGAGCTGGAGTAATTTCCTGGCTCTCCCTCCGACCCTTATCAGGTCTATTAGCACCCTTGGAGGCCCCCAACTAGCGCGTCGAATTGGTTTCCTTCTCTCCAATCGGGGCCTCTTCGAGGAATTTCTTGGAAAGTCCCCATCCAAGACTCTCCGAAGACTAGTCCCGATTCATGATAAGGAAGGGAAGACTCGGGTGGTGGCCATTCTGGACTATTGGTCTCAGACGGCTCTCTACCCGATTCATGCCTGGATCTTCGCTATCCTGCGTAAGATCCCCCAAGATATGACTTTTAACCAAGGAGAGTACAAGGATATTGTTCTCAGATGGGATACTGCAGAGAAGACAGTTAAGAAGTTCTCCGTTGACCTTACTCAGGCAACGGATCGCTTCCCTATCTCTCTGCTTGTCCTGGTCCTCTCGGGCATTCTTCCTTCGGATAAGGTTTCCGCTTGGAAGGACATCATGGTGGGCTACCCTTTCACCTTTACGGGTGTGGGGGATGTCCATTATGGTGCCGGCAATCCAATGGGAGCTTACTCCTCTTGGGCTGTCTTTGCCCTTGCACACCATTTTGTGGTTTATGTGGCCTGTCGGCAGTCTGCCGTTCAGTGGTCCACGTGCAAGTACGTCCTCCTTGGGGATGATATCCTCATCGGGGACCGGAGAGTGGCTAGGAAGTATCTTAGGATCATCCGAGAACTGGGTGTAGACGTTTCTCCGGCGAAAACGTATGAGTCTTTTCATCTCTGCGAATTCGCTAAGAGACTACTATACCTTGGGGAGGAGATCTCTC